ACCCTTGACACATCCTCTTGGTATTGGTTTAGAATTAGAAAACCATCAACCAAGAGGAGTGTTAAATTGGATTCCCCCCGCATTAAAGCCGCCAAGAATGGCGAGCGCAAGTACACCGGTAAGCCCTGCAAAGCATGCGGCGAGACACTGCGGTACACCATCAACTCAGCCTGCGTTGCCTGCACCAACAAAGCCAAAGTCAAAAGCAATGACACCATCAGGTCATTGCTCGATCAAGCCAAGGCGGGTGCGTGATGACATATCGCATAAAGGGCTGGGTCAAATTCCAGCATTTCAAAGACCGCCGTCCACCCTGGATCAAGCTGTATCGCGACATCCTGGAAGATCCGGATTGGCACGACCTCGACGGTGACACCGCAAAAATCTTGGTTGCTCTCTGGCTGATCGCAAGTGAAGACGATCAACAGGAAGGACGATTGCCTGATGCTCGACGCCTTGCTTTCCGGCTACGCGTGTCTGAAGCCAAGGTAAATCAAGCACTTACCAAGCTGTCTCACTGGCTGGAACAAGATGGTATCAACACGATATCAAGTGGATATCAATCTGATGCACCAGAGACAGAGACAGAGACAGAGACAGAGACAGAGACAAAGAAAGAGAAGAGAGAAATACAGAAGGCACTTGCGTGCCCTGATTCTGTAAACCCTTCGACATGGTCTGATTTCTTGCAAGTTCGAAAAGCCAAAAAAGCACCAGTCACAGCGGCGGCAATTGCAGGCATTGAACGCGAGGCACGAAAAGCAGGGTGGTCGCTTGAGAAAGCATTGCTTGAATGCTGTGCAAGAGGATGGGCAGGGTTCAAAGCTGACTGGGTTGCAGACAAAGGCCCACAGAAAACTCAGCACCAAATCAACCAGGAGGGCATAGCACGCTCGCTCGGTCTTATTCCAAAACATGACGAATATCAAGGCAACATTATCGAAGGAGAAATCTATGACGCAGAACCCAATACTCCCAAGCGCTTGGGTTGAAAAAATATTTGCCAGGCTCCAGGGCATCTATGGCAGAGAGTTCACCGGGCAGTACAGCACCGGCATGGTCAATGGCATTGATGCAGGCCTTGAAAACGCAAAGGCCACATGGGCTGAAGAACTGGGTAATTTTGTGAAGTGGCCAGAGGCAATTGCATATGCACTCGAGCACCTGCCAGAACGCGTGCCTAACTGCATCAAGTTCAAAGAACTGTGCCGCAATGCACCAAGGCCAGAGCCGGTGAAGCTGGAATTCAAATTGACTGACGAGCAATTGGCCGAGAACAAAGCCAGGGTCAAAAAGATGATGGAAGAGTTGCGTCAAAAGATGGCGATGCCAAAGGAGAAATCATGAGTGAAGTAGTTGACGATATTGGAAATCGATTTGCGCACCGTCTGGCCATCATGTTGGAATGTGCATTGCTAGATCCAACAGGAACATGGAACGATGCGCATGCATTGCTTGATGAGTATCACCAGGCACTTTATGAACGAGACAGGGCAATGGGTTTGCCGTATGTCAGTGGATTTGGAAAGGATTGATATGAGCATGATCAAAACAATTGGAGTGTGGCTGTTTTTGCTGGCCGCGTTTTTAATCGTCAACCAGATGGACTACGAAGACGCAATCAAAGAAGAACAGCACTACTGCGACATGGTGCGCGAAGGCCACTGGCCAGCATACAAGCCTGAGATCGATTGCAAGATGGTGAGGGGGATCAAACTGTGAGTATGACTATGGATAAATACGAATGGTGTTTAACATGACGCCGCTTATCACTCGAATGGTTAGGTTAACGCCTGACCCCGAACTGGCTCAATGGTTTGATATGGGCGACCTGTCCACTCGTCCTGAAGGTCATGTGCCTGATGTTGATATGTTTCGATTGCCCTACCAAAAGGTCAATGTTGTCGGTCAACAAAGCAATGGCACTGCGCTGGTTTTGCACTTACACGCACCTGACGCAGAGTCCTTGTATGTAACTGGTTTTGTGGTCGGCGCAGGTAATGCGTGGCAAAACGCCATTGAGCCTTGCAAAGTGGTGTTGACTGATAAGGGTTTGGAAATCTCAACGCCCAATGGAGAGCACCCAACAACAAACAGCGAGTGGAAAAGTGTGTTGCAACATGTCGAAGATTTTTTACTGTTATTGCAAACCGAAACCATTGCTTATGTGCCAACCATAAAAAACTCATTTACGAACCGCAGAAAAATCAAAGAAGGCAAGCAACCGACATACGACTGGCACACAGTCGTCATTGAGCCACCAAAGCCAAAGAACGATCCGCAAGGTGGCGCTCACGCAAGCCCACGCAGACATCAATCAAGAGGGCACTGGCGCACATACAAATCTGGTAAGCGTGGTTGGGTAAGCGAGTGCTGGAAGGGTGATGCAAGCAAAGGAACTGTGTTTAAGGACTATCAAATTAAAAAGGAGAACACATGAGCAACATAGACAAAGCCGCCGAACACCTGGGCGCCAATGCACTGAAGATAATCAAACTCATTTTGCTCAAGCACGACGCCGCAGTAATTGAGGCCAGCATAGAAGCAATTGAGCAGGCGCGTAAAGAAGAGCGAGAAAAGGTTGCGCAATGGATGATGGAGCGAGCCTATTCAACAGGTCATGGCGACACCATTGAGGATCTTTTGAAAGAACTTCAATGGCAACTAGATGAACGATGGAAAGGCGCTATTGCTTTTACCATGAGAGAAGAGCGTGAGGCATGTGCGCACAGGGCAGGAGTCGCATTGCTTGGCGCTGATCATGAACTTGCAAAACGCGTTGATCGAGCCATTCAAAAAAAGGAAAAAAAATGACATACGGCAACGCGGCACAAGACTACCAGGGGCGGCAGGGTGTCGGCGTCAACATCGGCGAAGAGATCTTCGAGCAGTGGTGTGAGCGCAATGGCTGGAACTGCACACGCCTTGGCTTTGATGAGAAGTTTGCCAATGTCGGTGCGTTCTACAACTTGAACCCAGTGCTACGCAACATGCCGGACTATGTGATCCAGCGCGACGAGAAAACATTTGCAGTCAATGTGAAGGGCACGCCAAACATCAAAGAGAAAGAGCGCTTGCTGTTGCCTCAATTGATCGATGCATATTCGTCAGAGAAGGCGCCGCTGATCTACATCTTCTGCATCCGCAATGACCGCATCAGGTTTGCTGAAGCAGAGCACATCATTGAACTGTATGACATCGAGACAGACAAACAGTGGCACGACGGCGTGGTGTATCGCACCATTCGATTGGAGTATGTGCGATGAACATAGGGCACACGATGATGCTGATCGGTGAGTTGATGATCGGAGCAGGCATAGGAGTCGCACTGATCGGTGTGGCAATATATTTTTATTTGAAAGGTTTGAAATGAAATTTGCACGAGTATTTGATGTGGCCCGATATGGCCAGATTGTCATGTTGAAACAGCAGAACCAAGAGGGCGCACCTGAGTTGCGATTCTTTTGCCAGCCTGAAGGCTACGGCGTTTGCTCGTTTGCCATTGGTTGGGATGACGACAGCGGCGAAAATAAAATCGAACACGCATTCACCAACATGGTGATGCGTGAGGCAATCGAGATTGTTGATGGCTGGTTCAAGCACATGACCGCAATGGAGCAGAAGCATTGACACCACGCGAGAAGTACGAGATCGATGTCACGCTCCACGATGGGCGTGTCGTTGGCTCCTGGTCCCGTGAGTGGATGATCGAATGCGAGGCCAGGCACCTGCTGGCCATGCCACTACACAAGCGTCGCGATCAACTCGATGCACGAGTCAAACAGCGTGGCGCGAAATCGGTGGAAGAACTCAAAGCCGTGATGGCTTCGATGCACGCAAAAAGGAAAACATGAGAGACGAACTACAGCACGCGAAACGCATCCTCGACATGACACGCGAAGGATGGAACATAAGCCCACAACGAATAAATTGGGCGCTCGAAAAAACGGGCGACATCGTTGCGGAAAATTCAATGATGATGCAAAATCAATGCAGTGCAATTTTGCACGACACTCGAGGAGATGATCATGGGCTATGGCAAAGACAAAGGCAAAAAACCTCCGAAGCGATAAGCAGTGCCTGATGGGATGAGATGAAGGGGAAGAAGCGCGTGCATTTCGTGGCTGTCAATGAGCAGGGATACCGAATCGGTTCGTCCCACCACAATGCCCGCCTCCCGGATGAGGTCATAGACAAGATCCGTGACATGCACGAAGACGAGGAAGTGGGCTACCGCAAACTGGCCAAGATCTTCGACATCCCTTTGAGCACCATCAAGAAAATTTGCAAGTACGAGCGACGAGCACAAACCCCTGATAGATGGAAAAAAATCATCGATGAAACCCAAGACTGAACCGAAAAAAAATGGTCGACCTTCTAGCTTTGAGCAGAAGGTAGCGGACCTGATCTGTCTGCGTCTTGCTGATGGCGAAAGCCTGCGTTCGATCTGCCGCGATGATTCAATGCCTGGAATGAGCACCGTGTTCAGGTGGCTGGCTGATGAGAAACTCAAAGGGTTCCGGGAGCAATACGCGCACGCACGCGAAGTAGGCCTTGAGACTATGGCCGATGAGATCCTTGAGATAGCTGACGAAACAAGCCGTGACACCCTGGTAAACAGCAAGGGCGACGAGATGGCCAACAGCGAATGGATCGCCCGGTCCAAGGTCCGGATCGACACCCGCAAGTGGTTGCTGTCCAAACAACTGCCCAAGAAGTACGGCGACCGCACTGTGTTGGCCGGTGACCCTGACAACCCACTGATGGAGCCGATGGACGACACCCAGCGTGCGGCCAAACTGCAAGCGATCTTGGCCACAGCCCAGGCGCGGAAAGCCAAGAATGGCGGCGGCGTTTGACCCAGCACTGCTGGCGTATCTGACCGATGAAGAACGAGCAGAACTCGACTCACTACTGACCAGCGACAAGACCCTGTGGCGCCCACTGCCTGGGCCACAGACCATTGCGTACGAAAGCCAGGCCGACATCATTGGCTACGGCGGCGCGGCGGGTGGTGGCAAGACTGACCTGGCCTGCGGCAAAGCATTGACCAGCCATCGCAAGGTCGGCATCTTTCGATTGAACGGCACCGAGTTGACCGGCGTGCTGGACCGCATCACCGAACTGCTGGGTGGCCGCAATGGCTACAACGGCAAGGACAATATCTGGCGGACCAGGCGCGTCGACGGCGTGCCCATCCAGGTCGAGTTCGGATCGTTCCCAAACCCCGACGACGAGAAGAAGTACCAGGGCCGACCGCACGACCTGCTGGTGTTTGATGAGGCCGCAAACATGCGCGAGTCTGCCGTGCGTTTCCTGCTTGGCTGGTTGCGTACCACTGTGCCTGGCCAGAAGTGCCAAGCCTTGCTGACATTCAACCCACCAACCACAGCCGAGGGCCGCTGGATCATTCAGTTCTTTGCGCCCTGGCTGGACAAGAAGCACCCCAACCCGGCAGAGCCTGGCGAACTGCGCTACTTCGCGACGGTCGACGGCAAGGATGTCGAGGTCGATTCGGGTAAACCCTTTACTCACAACGGTGAAGTGATCACGCCGCTCTCGCGCACCTTCATCCCCTCACGAATCAGTGATAACCCTTACTTGATGGGGACCGGCTACATGGCACAACTTCAATCGCTACCCGAGCCACTGCGCTCACAGATGCTCTATGGCGACTTCCAGGCAGGCATGGAGGACGATCCCTGGCAGGTGGTGCCCACGGCATGGGCAGAGGCCGCTATGGCCCGCTGGACGCGTCCTGACAAGCTGGCGCCGATGGACAGCATGGGCGTCGATGTGGCCCGAGGCGGCAAAGACAACACGATCCTGGCCAGACGCCATGGCATGTGGTTCGATGAGGCACTGGCCTACCCTGGCACAGCCACGCCCGATGGCCCGACGATCGCTGGCCTGGTGGTGTCTGCACTGCGGGACCGCGCCCCGATCCACATCGATGTGATTGGTGTCGGCTCCAGCCCGTACGACTTCCTGAACGAGATGGGCCAGCAGGTGCTGGGCGTCAATGTGGCCGAGTCAGCCCTGGGCCTGGACAAGTCTGGGCGCCTGCGCTTCAAGAACCAGCGATCCGAACTGTGGTGGCGCATGCGTGAGGCGCTCGACCCAGCCAACAACACCGGCATCGCGTTGCCACCAGATCAACGCCTGCTTGCTGACTTGTGCGCACCGACCTGGAAACTGGTGGGCCAGACCGTAGCCGTGGCCAGCCGTGAAGAGATCCTCGACAAGATCGGGCGATCACCTGACTACGCCTCGGCCTACTGCCTGGCACTGATGGACACGCCCAAGCGATCGATCATGCAGGAACTGGGCCGCTACAACAAGAGGGAAGAGTATGACCCGTACAGCAAACTTTGAGCGCGTGGCCACCGGCATCGATGTCCAGCCCTTGTTGGCCAGGCTTGAGGCCATGCCGCACTTGTGGGACGAGATCACCGCACGCCAGGAGTACACCGGCACGGCACATAAAGACACACATTGCATCTACCCGCGTGGGCCGCTGAAGTTCACGCCCTACTTCTACATGTTCGACACTGGCGCGTATGACTACCCGGTGATGGACACGCTGGCCGATGTCCTGGTCCCGATCCTGCGGCCACTGCTCACCGATGTGCTCAAGGTCGAAGAGTTGGGGCGCGTGCTCATTGTCAAACTCAGGCCTGGTGGCATCATCACGCCGCACATTGACGAGGGCACCTATGCCGATCACTATGCCCGCTTTCATGTGGCCGTCACTGGCACGGACAAGGCGACGCTGACAGCAGGCGACGAGACGCATCACATCGCACCTGGTGAGGCATGGTGGTTTGATCACAAGGTCAGACACTCAGCGCGAAACGACGGCGACACCGACCGCATTCACATCATCATCGACGCGGTCACGCCGCTGTTCCCGATGCGCAAGGTACCCGTATCCGATAATGTAGCCACTACTGTGGCGTCAATAGTGGGGAACCCATGACTGAAATCCGACTTTCGAATGTCGATGAGATGCTTGCGAATGCAAGTGAATTGTTCTCAGAACACTGGGAAGAGATTGCCCTGAACAAGCAGGTGATGGTGCTCAAGCCCGATGAGGCAAAGTACCGAGCCGCAGAGGCCAACGGCATGCTGTTGATCCTCGCCGCTTTTGAGGGCGAAAAGGTTGTGGGTTACTCGGTGAATATCGTGACGAATCATCTTCACTATGCCGACCTCATAACATGTAGCAACGACTTGCTCTTTGTGACTGAAGGCAAGAGGAGTGGCCGACTTGGACTGCAACTGATCCGTGCAACGGAGAAGGCGGCAAAAGAGCGCGGCGCCCGTCTGATGCTGTGGCATGCCAAACAAGGCACGCCGCTGGAGAAGATGATGCCTCGCCTTGGTTACGGTGTGCAGGACATTATCTTCAGTATTCAGATCTAAAGGAGATCATCATGGGTGTAACAGCGGCAGTGGCGGCAGTAGTCGGAACCACATATGCGGTCTACAGTGGCGAGCAAGCCAAGGACCGACAGAAGGATGCAATGCGTCAGCAAGAAGTAGCGCAGACGCAACAGTTAACGCAAGCCAAAGAAGCGGCGGCGACTTCACAGCAAAACATCAACAAGGCAAACCAACGCCGACCAGACACGCAGGCTGTAATGGCTGATGCTGAAATGGGCGCAGGCGGTGGCCAAAGCGGCACGATGCTGACTGGTCCGCAGGGTATCGACCCTCAACAGTTGGCGCTCGGCAAAAACACACTTCTCGGCGGTTAAACCATGAGTCAATTCCCCAGCGACGCACAGTCGTATGCAAACGCCCCAGAACGGGACAAACTGTTCACGCGCTGGGGTCAACTCAAGTCGGAGCGTGCATCCTGGTGGGCGCACTGGCAAGAGATCACAACCTACCTATTGCCACGCAATGGCCGATACTTCGTCCAGGACCGTGACAAAGGATGGCGCCGTCACAACAACATCTACGACAACACCGGCACACGCTCACTGCGCGTGCTAGGCGCTGGCATGATGGCTGGTGCAACAAGCCCAGCACGACCATGGTTCCGTCTGGCCACAGCAGACCCTGAACTCAACAAGTATCAGCCGGTCAAGGTGTGGCTCGATGACACCACGCGTCGCATGCAGATGGTGTTCCAGCGATCCAACACATACCGCGCAATGCATCAGATGTACGAGGAACTCGGCGCATTTGGTACGGGCGCATCAATCGTCTTGCCTGACTTTCAAAACATCATCCATCACTACCCGCTGACAACTGGCGAGTATTGCATCGCGACCAACTACCAGGGCACAGTCAACACGCTGTACCGTGAGTACGAGAAGACCGTTGCAGAGGTGGTGCAAGAGTTCGGGCGCGAGAACTGCTCAACCACTGTGCGCAACATGTTTGACCGTGGCTCACTCGATGCCTGGGTGCCAATCATCCATGCCATCGAACCACGCGCAGACCGCGACACACGCAAGCGCGACAACATGAACATGCCGTTTGCGTCGTACCACTTTGAGGTGGGCGGCGACAACAACAAGTTCCTGCGCGAGTCTGGCTTCAAGATGTTCCCGGCACTTGCTCCACGCTGGGCCACTGCTGGTGGTGACATCTACGGCAACAGCCCTGGCATGGAAGCATTGGGCGACATCAAGCAATTGCAACACGAGCAACTGCGCAAAGCCCAAGCGATCGACTACCAGGTCAAGCCACCACTCCAGGTGCCGACCTCGATGAAGAACCGCGATGTCGAGACACTGCCTGGCGGCGTCTCGTTCGTCGATGCGAACTCACCAACCGGTGGCATTCGCTCTGCGTTCGAAGTCAACCTCAACTTGCAGTACCTGCTCAACGACATCCAAGACTGCCGCGACCGCGTTCGTGGTGCGTTCTATGCTGACCTGTTCTTGATGCTGGCCAACGCAACAGACACACGCATGACAGCAACCGAAGTGGCCGAGCGTCACGAAGAGAAACTGCTCATGCTTGGCCCAGTGCTCGAGCGTTTGCACAACGAGTTGCTGTCTCCATTGATCGACATGACATTCACTCGCATGGTCGAGGCTGGCGTGCTATTGCCACCACCTCCAGAGTTGCAAGGCATGGAGTTGTCGGTCGAGTTCGTATCGATGCTGGCGCAGGCACAGCGTGCCATTGGCACCAACAGCGTTGACCGATTCGTCGGCAACCTGGGCGTTGTGGCCAACATGAAGCCAGAGGTGCTGGACAAGTTCAACAGCGACGCATGGGCCGATGCCTATGCCGACATGCTGGGCGTCGACCCCAACATCCTGGTGGGCGGCGAGCAAGTCGCAATGATTCGCGGCGCACGCAATGAAGCACTCGCGGCCAAAGAGCAACAAGCCGCAATGCATCAGCAAGCGCTGATCGCCAAGGATCTTTCACAGACACAGACGACAGAGCCAAGCGCACTGACCAATGTGATCGATATGTTCTCCGGATACAACACACCCTGAAAGGAATAGCCATGCCAATGATTAACATGCAAAAGCCCGCCGAGCGCGAAGAGATGCCAGGCGAATACGAAGCAGACGAGCCGCGTTACCCGTACGGCCTATGCATTAGCCTGGGCAAAGACGAACTCGAGAAGCTGGGCATCACCGTATTGCCGAAGGTTGGCACTGAGATGACCATCATGGCCAAGGCCTATGTCAAGATGACTCGTGCATACGAGACTCAAGGCGAAGGCGAAGACATGGGCATCGAGTTGCAGATCACCGACATGGAGATCCAGGGCAACCAGCAACAGCGCAACGCTGAAGCATCCACCATGCTCTACGGTTCAAGCGAGTAATCATGCCAGGACCAGGCTTGTGGGCCAACATCCACGCCAAGCGTAAGCGCATCGAGGCGGGTTCAGGTGAGCGCATGCGCAAGCCTGGCGAAGAGGGTGCGCCAACTCGCAAGGACTTCAAAGAGTCTGCGGCTGAGAAGCTGTACGGCAAAGACAAGGACAAGAAATGAGCGCACGCCAAAAGTACCAGGGTGCCCCCTGGCTGTATGACGAGACGACCGGCGACATCGTCGGGGTCAAAGATCCTGACGGGTCTGAGTTCTACTTCCAGCGTGCCCCGTACTATGGCCTGTTCTTGGACACAACCAACCAGACCGGCAACACCAGTGGGTCTGCAATGTCGTTCAACACAGCCGCAATCCAGCAGGGTGTGCGGTTGGTTGATACCACCAAGATCTATGCTGACCGCAGTGCCATCTACAACTGGCAACTGTCAACGCATCTGCACAACACCGACAGCCAGGCTCACTACTTTGAACTGTGGGGCAAGAAGAACGGCATCGACATTCCGAACAGCCGGTTCAAGTATTCAGTGCCAAGCAGTCACGGTGGCCAGGCCGGTACCATCATCCCAAGCCAGAACTTCTTCATCGACATGAATGCTGGCGACTATGTCGAGATCTACTGGGCACGCGATAACGCAGGCATCAGCATTGCCTACCATGGCCCAGAAACATCACCGGCCAAACCAGCCGCACCATCTTTGTTGCTGACCGTCAGTGAAGTAGCGGCATGAGGGTACCCGTATCCAAATGTGCAGTCGTTAGATTGGCGCCATGAGCAAAGAATTTGACCCGATCGATTTGCGTGGGCAAGAGCGTGCAAAGTCCGACAAGGACATGCGCGAAAAACTAGCCCGCGAAAACGAGGAGGCGGACATCAAGTGGCTCATGGGTAGCAAGAGGGGGCGCCGTGTAGTGTGGCGCCTTATGGACCAATCCGGCGTGTTCCGGCTGTCGTTCAATACCAACTCGATGCAAATGGCATTCGCAGAAGGTAACAGGAACTTCGGCAATCGCATGCTCGCGATGATTCACTCTCTGTGCCCTGAGTTATATCCACAAATGGTAAAGGAGCAATCCAATGACAGAATCGCTGATGACGGATCAAGCCGCAACGACCACTGAAGGCACGCCCGCATCGCAAGACGCCTCGAGCACACAACCGACGGGTGGTGAGCAACAGGCATCACAGCAACAGGCTGACGGTACGCAGAACCAGCAGGCTGGCCAGGATGGCCAGAAGACTGGCAATACCGAAGGTGATCAGAACGGTGACAAGGCCCAGGCCAAAGCACCGGAAGTGTACGAATTCAAAGCCGGAGAAGGCCGCGAGTTCGACCCCGAGGTGCTCAAGTCATTCTCGGAAATCGCCAAGGAATTGGATCTGCCGCAAGACGCCGCGCAAAAAGTGCTGGACAAAGTCGCACCAAAGATCTTGGAGCGTCAGATGCAAGCACTGGAAACTGCTCGTAATGAGTGGGCCGAATCTGCTCGCACCGACAAGGAATTCGGGGGTGACAAACTCAACGATAACCTGGTCGTAGCGAAGAAAGCACTCGACTCATTTGGCACGCCAGAACTGCGCAAGTTGTTAAACGAGTCCGGCCTGGGCAATCATCCGGAGATGATCCGCATGATGTATCGGGCAGGAAAAGCAATCAGTGAGGATCGCTTTGTTGGCGGCACTCGAGGTGGTCAGAAATCTGGCCCCAAGGGTTTCAACGACTTGGCATCAGCGCTTTATTCAAATCAGCAATCTTAAATAGGAGTCCATCATGGCTACTTTGTCGAACAACTCTCTCACCCTGGCCGATTGGGCCAAACGCGTCGACCCGGACGGTCGAGTTCCCGTCGTTGCAGAACTGCTTTCGCAGAGCAACGAAATCTTGGAAGACTGCGTGTTCAAGGAAGGCAACCTGCCTACCGGCGAGCGCGTGGTAATCCGTACTGGCTTGCCTACTGTTTACTGGCGTGCCCTGAACCAAGGTATCCCATCGAGCAAATCGACCACTGCACAAGTGGACGAGGCTTGCGGCATCTTGGAAGCCCGCTCTGAAGTGGACAAAGACTTGGCAATGTTGAACGGCAACACCGCTCAATTCCGCCTGTCTGAAGACACTGCATTCTTGGAAGCAATGAACCAGACTCAAGCCACGACTTTGTTCTACGGCAACCCTGGTGTTGATCCAAAGCAGTTCCTCGGCCTTGCCGCTCGCTACAGCGACAGCACTTCCGCCAACGG